ATCATTTAATGGCTTATGATTACGAATCAAATGGTTCAATGAGTTTGTCTGGAGCTTCAAGTGGAAATTTCAGCGTTACTGTTCCTTACAGGTCATTTATGCGAAAAACTTTTGCAACAATAGCCAATGACACTATTACCATTGTGCATGATATAGGTGATGTAAGTGGGTCAGGTGGAGGAGAAAACATTGCAAGTTTATTTACAATAGACACAAGTTCCCAAGCAGATGGTGCGTGGCATAACTCAGGCAGAACTATCACAGGTTTAAACACTGGAGTTCCTGCATCTGGAACAATTGACTTTGATGATTTTTATGGAGCAACAGGCTAATGCCTTTACAAACTTTAAAGCTTAAACCGGGAATTGTAAAAGATGACACCCCTTACAGTGCTGAAGGTGGCTGGGCTGATAGCGATAAAATTAGATTTTGGAATGGCAAGCCAGAAAAAATAGGTGGTTGGAATAAATTTTCTTCTTCTTCGTTTTCTGGATCTTGTAGAGGGTTAATTTCGTGGCGAGATAATTCTGGCAATGCTTTAATGGCTGTTGGTACGCATACACATCTTTATGTTTTTAAAGGTGGTTTGTTGACAGATATTACACCTGTAAGAAAAACTGCAACAGGTTTAGACGATTATTTTTCAACAACAAGTGGTTCTCCTCTTGTAACAGTTACTATAGCAACACATGGATGTTTAGTAGGAGACAGGGTTATATTTGGAGCTTTTTCTGCAAACAATGTAGCATGGGCGGCTGACACAGAATTTACTGTAACGTCAGTTGTCGATACGAATAATTTTAAAATAACAGCATCAACAAGTGCCGATTCTACTGAAGCAACGATTGACGCAGATAATGTTAAGTACGAAATACTTCTTTCCGTAGGTCAGTCAACGTCTGTGTTTGAATTTGGTTGGGGTACTGGTAACTGGAATGAACCAAGAGATGTTGGGACAACCACCACAACTATGAATGATAGTGGTGGGATTAATACCACAGATACAAGTGTCACTCTTACGGCATCCGATTCCTTTCCTTCTGCTGGAACAATTCTTATAGGTACTGAGAGAATACAGTATGGTGCAAATAACACGGGAACTGAGGTACTAAGTAGCATGACAAGAGGATCGTTCTCAACAACTGCAGCCTCTCATAGTGACGGTGCTACAGTAACTAACATAGAGGGGTGGGATGTTCCTTTTACTTCTGGAACAGGAATAGAAGTAGATGCAAGAACGTGGAGTTTTGATTTGTTTGGAGAAGACTTAGTTGCTTCCGTTAATGGGCAACCCTTAATAACATGGGATTCTTCTGTAGGTACAAGTTCAAGGGCTACCTTTATAAACGATACAACAACGAGTGACGCAACTTGCCCCGATACAACTAGAGGTGTAATAGTCAGCACACCTGACAGACATTTAGTTTCACTTGCGGCAGATGACCCATTAAAAGTACGGTGGGCCTCACAGGAAACAACAGCCACATGGACAGCTTCTGCAACCAACACAGCAGGTTCACAGTTGTTATCGGGTGGGTCTAAAATAGTTGGTGCTAAAAGAACGAGAGGTCAAATACTTATTTGGACTGATACCACTCTTCACTCTATGACATTTAGAGGTCCACCTTACATATTTGGTTTTCGTGAACTCGCCACTGGGTGTGGATTGGGAAGCCCTAACGGTGTTGTTGAAATAGGAGGCAATGTTTTTTGGATTGGTGTTAATCAGTTTTTTGCTTTTGACGGTGCTGTTAAACCTATTTTAAGCACAGTAAGTAACCACGTTTTTGATAATTTTAATTCAACCCAAATTGAAAAAGTTGTTGCCGCATTAAACAAACAACATAATGAGGTTTTTTGGTTTTACCCTTCTGCTTCTTCTGACGAAAATGACCGTTATGTAAAATTTAATTATCGTGAAAATGTTTGGGATATTGGAACAATGGTTAGAACAGCGTGGTCGGATGCAGGTACTTTTTCAAATAACGTAGGTGCTTCTTCTGATGGGTATTTGTATCAACATGAGATAGGTGTAGATGATGACGGGTCAGCTATGACATCTTTCATACAATCGGCTGACATTGATTTGGGAGAAGGCGAACAGATTATGTTTGTTGACAGGTTAATTCCAGACATAACTGTATCAGGTTCGTTAAACTCTTATGTCAAAACAAGGAAGCATCCAGCAGATGATTACACAAGCAAAGGGGCTTTTCCTATTACAACTAATACCAAAAAAGTACACCCTAGAGCTAGAGGAAGACAACTTGCCATTAGATTTGAAAGTGAAGGCGTTGGAGACAATTGGCGATTAGGGGCTACAAGACTTGACATGAAACCTGACGGAGAAAGATAATGCCATTTCCAAGACCTCAAGAAAACATGGAAGTGTGGGGCAACCAACTTGTTGATGAAATTGAAAATGAAGTAGATAAAATTAACCAAGCGGCAAATGTTGGTTTGCCCACTACTGGTTTTACAATTACGAAAACAGCATCGACAACATTGGATGGTGGAATTAACGACAGTGTTACCGATATTGATTTAACAAGTGCTGCAAACTTTCCAACAAGTGGAACTATTTTAATTGGAACAGAAGAAATAACTTATACAGGCAAAAGCACAAATCAATTAACAGGTTGTGGGCGAGGGGCAAACTCAACTACTGAAGCAGCCCACGTTGATGATGTTGCCGTGACAATAACTTTTAACAACACCAAAAGTTTTAATGCAGGGACAGCGACGGCCAATGACACGGCTTTTGCTTTAACTACTTTAATTAATGCTTTAAGAAATAAGGGGATACTAGCATAATGGGTTTTTTTGATTTTTTAAAAGACGTAGGATTTGAAGCTCCAAAAGAAGAGCCACGAAGAGGGACGCTTATACAAACCGACAATGTTGGGACAGAAGACAGACCCATTAATCGTATAGCCACCATGCCTACAGACAGGGGTAGCCGTATTATCTCAAGAGATGAGTTTGGCAGACTGAATACTGATCAAGGCAGGGGAAGAGATGATGTTGCATTCTATGAAAGAGGGCAATCAAGAATTGGAGTTGACCCAAGGCAGATGGACACGCAAGCATTTAGTACTCCGGGAATAGCTTCTGGAATGCAAGGAAGAAAGTTTTTTATTGGTCAAAGCAATGTAGATCAAGATGCCCCAAACTTAGGAAGGTCATACAGTGATATGCCGATGACTCCAATTAAAAATCCAAGAGGTGTAATGGGTTATCCTACTGATTTTATGAGGTTAGGTGAAGACGCTGAAATTGTAAGTCCATTAATGCCACCCCCATCAAACCCAAGAAGAGGAATAAGATCTTTTGGAGATCCAAACATTTCTTTGCCACCAGAGGGAGGAATGATGAGGATAGCAGAAAGAATGAAAAGTGGATATGAAGATGCTTTTTATCCTAAGACTGGTGAGGATTCTTTAATTACAGACGAAGAACCTATTATGTATAAACCAGTTGATCCCAGAAGATTTAGAAGAAGACCAAACCAAAGAGTTCCTGAAGGAAAAGTGGAGGCACGATACAACCCTGAAACTGGAACATATACTTTTTTTGATTCAACACAACAAGAAGCAATGAGTGATGTTGCTGGTCCTGAAGTTTCACAATTTAAATATGATACAGAATCAGACACTTATTATCCATTTAATAATCCTGAATTTCCTGCAACTGGTAACTTTGGTTATAGAGTAGACATGGATGATGCAATGTTTGACCCTGCAAATAGAGGGGTTGGTGAAGGAAGATTAGGTGGCAACATGGTTGGTATAGGCAAAAATGTGCCTTCCTACACCACACAAGCTTACAGTGGTTTTCAGCCTAATCAAGGTGTAACATCCAGAGAAGAAGGTGGCATTAAAGACTTAAACTTTCTTCAAAAAGCAATGGCTGTAGCAAGAAACCCAATTGGAAGAATTCTTGGCTATGAGACAGATGCACAGGGTCGATTGACTATGAGGGGTCTTGCAGACATGGAAGCCGATAAACAAAAATCATTAATTTCCAATGCTCGTAATAAGTTTGAAGCAGACAAGAATGACAGGCAAAGGGCAAGAGCAAAAGCACCGTTTGATCCGTGTGAAGCAGGGTATACTTTTGACCCGTCAACACAACAATGTGTTCTAGATGTAAAGGAAGAAGAAGAAAGCAAAAACTTTTTTGAAAGAAATCCACAAACAATGCAGGAATATCTTAATGAAAACAGACCAGCAGGAGTTTCTGGAAACGTTCCTTTAGGTATGTATGGAAGAGTGGGTGGCGAGTATAAGTACTTTATGAACCAAGGTGGTGGTACAGCCCCTAGAGGTGGCACAGGGGAAGTTACTGGTGCAGGAGGTCCGAAAGATGATTTGGTTGGACCGTTTATGCTTTCCAACAAAGAATACGTTTTACCTAACGAGCAAATAAAAATGTACGGTGGGGGTAATTATGAAACAGGCGTTAAAAGACTTGAACAAGACCGTTTAAAGTCATTAAGTAATTTTGCATAGGAGACTAAAGTGGCAGTTAAAACAAACACAACAACATCTAGATACGACCTTGACCCTCTTTTTCTAGACCCAATAACTAAAAGTCTCAAAGAACTGGGTTATCTTTATGACCAAGGGTATCAACCGTATGGTGGACCAAGAATTCAAGATTTCAATCAAGACCAGCAAGATTATTTTACGGGGATTAGAGGTCTTCAAGGACAGGGAATGGATGAAATTAACGCAGCTATGGGTAGATTGGCAGATGCGTCAAGCTATCAACCTCAGAAGTTTACGGACGTAGCTCAAGACTACATGAACCCATACCTAGAAAACGTTCTTGACCGTCAACAAAAAAGAATGTTTCGCAGTGATGACATTGCAAGAAAAGGTAGAGATGCAAGAGCTTCTGCAGCAGGGGCTTTCGGTGGCGACAGGCAAGCTATCCAAGAGTCAGAGTCTCAAAAGAATTTGCAAGACAGAATGGCTGATCAAGAAGCAACAGCACTGTCTAACGCATATCAAACAGGCGCAAAAATATTTTCTGGAGATGCTAATAGAGCGTTGCAAAATCAAAAAAATCTCATTGCAACCCAACAGGGTATTGGAAGGTTAGCAGGTCAGGGTCAAGCCTTGACGGGCGAACAGTTAAGAATGTTGGGTGGAGCTGGTAGCGCACAGCAACAAATGAATCAAGCAGGACTGGATTTGGCTTATCAAGATTTTGAAAACCAAAGACGATACCCATATGAACAATTAAATTATTTCATGGGTGGTTTACAAGGATTCCCGAACAGTATGATTCCAAGTTCAACTACTGGTACAACAACCTCACCAACAATGGGCAATATGGGAAGAATGGCAGGTCTTGGCGTAAACGCTCTTGGAATGTGGGGAATGGGTGGCGGCTTTGACGGAGGGTTTAGCATGAATAATTTATTCGGTCAGCAATCTCCAATGTGGGGAGCATAAGCTTATGATGGGACAGGGAATTAATCCAGCAAAAATACATTCAGTTTTGCAAAAGGCAACTGACCAACAGTTAATGCAGATGCTAAAGCGACCAGACAAAATACCGTCAATGTTTATACAACAAGAGATGTCAAGACGTAGACAGATGCGTCAAGCTGCTAGTGCAGACATGTCAAAACAACAAATGACTGGTCAAATGCTACAAGGCCAAGTAGCGCAGCAGCAACAGCCCGTGCAACAGCAACGTCCCGTTATGGCTCGTCAAGGTGGTAGCACAGGTGTTATGGGGCTAAGACATGGTGGGTCGCATTACACTGGTATAGACTTGGACGAACAAACAGGTATGCCTTACGCAGGGGCAATAAGAAGGGATTACTTAAGGACTGAAAGCCCCACAGTTTTTACAGATAAAGAAAAATATGGGCAATACATTGATCCAATGGTGTACGGACCAACTGGTGATGCTTCTGGGAGTGACCCAACAAGGAACTTAAGAACGAATACAATTGGAACTCCAAATATGCCAACGCCTGCATCTTATGGAACTATTCCAATAAATCAAGTAAACGAAAAAAGAAGTCCTATTTTTAGAGGTTTGCGAGCATCGGAAATAACCGATCAAGGCATGGATGAGGGTATGTTGGTTGGCGATGATACTAATCCAATTATTGGAAGATCTCCTGACGCTGAAAGTTTAAGCGAAGTTGAGCAACGTAGCCGAGAAACCTTTTCACCCCTTGTTGATAAGTTTGATATTGGTCCAAACGCAGGGGTTACGTCACTTACTGATAAAACAAGTGAAGCTCAAGCAAAGGAAAAAGCTGANTNNAATTATTTTAACCAAATGCGAGGGCTTATTACTCAAGGGGCTAATGTTAATGCTGAAGTTCCTGATACAACAGATTTAAAAAATCAATTAAAGGCTTTGGTTAAAAACACAGAAGAAAACAGTGATAAAATTTTTGGAGCAATTGATGCTCAAGACGCAAGAGCGAAACTGGGGATTACAGCTACAAACGAAAGATTTAATAAACACATAGCAAATTTGGAAAACTCTCAAAAAGATATAAATAAATTGTTTAATCCTGAAATGCTTAAGGATTTAAACGAAAAAAGTAGAGATCATTACGAAAAAGCAATTGAATTTATTAAAGACGATAAATCAATTGTTGATGCACAAAAGAAATTAATTGACGCTATGAAACCAACGCAAACGCCTTCGCAAAGGTTTTTTGGCTACGTTGCTGAAATTGGTGCTAACATTATGGGGTCTGACAGGGATACTTTTATGGAAGCAGGTGGAGATGCACTAGGGAAAGCTTTAAAGGATTATAAATTTGACAGAAAAGAAGACCAAGAACGATTTACAAACCAAGCCAAACTCATGCTAGAATTTGAATACCAAAAAAGAAACAACACCATGAAGGCAATGGAAATGAAGTCAAATCTTTATGGTATGGAAAAAGAAGATTGGATGAATGAAAACGAATACGTAAGAGCAAATTCTCTTCTACAACAACAATATAGCACGGGCGTTTTTGGTTTAGAAAGCGATCAAAGAAAAGAAATAGATAATTGGAATGCTAAACTTGATGACAATGTTATAAAAAGACTTGAGCTTGACGACAGAGAGCAAAAGAATTTGTATAGCCTTGCTAAAAGTCTAAGCGAAATTGAGCAAACAGAATTTGCCAATAAGTTAGAGTTGGCAAAAACTCAACAAGATGTTAACAAAACAATGCTCCAGACCATACCAAAGTCTGTTTTTGAGCATCAGTATTATGAAAAGTTAAAAGAAGAATCACCAGAAACAGCTAAATCTTTTGCGGCTTTAATTTCAAAAAATACAGCATCAAAAATTAATCCTGATGTTACAGCAAGAACGTTCACTACAGAGATGATGGCAGCTATTAAAGAAAATGGCAATGATGAACAAGCCGCTATTAAAGAACTTGGACAATCCTTATACGACAAAGTAAAAAATGAAAGTGGTGGCATAGATGAAGCAAAATTATACCAGTATACTTACGCTAACGTTTTTGGAACAATGTCTGGTCAAGGAATGTCGGTGGGTGCTTCGCCCGACCTTATTTACAACAAAGACGAAAAATTAGTAAAAGGTAATTAAATATGCAGGTATACCTAGAAGAATTTGGCAAAACAATTGGTTTTCCAGATGATTTTTCTCAAGACCAAATAAAAAACGCTATTAAGTCTAACATTATTCCTCAATTAAGGCGTGAAGAAGAAGAGAAGCGCCAAGAAGAAATACAAAAAAAACGTGATGAGGTTGGCATTTTGGGTGCTTTGCCTCGTGGGTTAAGCCGTGGGTTTACGCAAACAGCAGGTTTAATTGGAGACGTTCTTCCAGCTATGGTTGGACAAGCTATAGGTGCAGACGAATACCGTGACAAACAAATGCAAGAGTATTTGGACAGAATGCAAAAGATGGAAGAGGAAAGACCCTCTCTTGTTCCTTCGTACAAAGACATTGACAGCATTGGTGACGTTGCTAAATACGGACTTGAAACAGTTGGACAATTTATACCGTCTGTTGCAACATCCATAGCTGGTGGTGGCATAGGTGGGTTTATTGGGCAGTCCGTAGCAAAAAAAGGAGCGCAGAAGCTTGCAGGCGAAGCCGCTGAAAGGTTTGCAAAGAAAGCCGTTACGACTGGTCAGATCGGGGGCGCATTTGCTGGATCAGGAATTCAGACAATACCAGAAGCTTACGCAACGCTTGAAGAGGAGACAGGCGATCCAAAACTTGGTACATCTCTTATCGTTGGTGGTGTAAACGCCGCTCTAGACAGTATACTCCCAGCGGCATTCTTGACACGGTTAGGCAAAGTAGGACGAGAAGAAGTTTCTAAAAACATTGTTGCCAAGACATTGCAGAATTTAGGCTCAACCACAGCAAAAACAAGAAAAGGTGCTATTGCAAAAGGCGCACTTAAGAGTGGCGTTGTTGAGGGTTTAACAGAAGGTACACAGGAATTTAATCAATTAACGGCAGCAAGAATTCTAGATGAAAACCCAGAGTTCTGGGAAAGTGGAGACTTTGAAAGAATTTTAGACTCTTCAATAAGAGGGGCTGTTGGTGGTAAAGCGTTTGGTGCTTTATCAGGTGCTATGTCTCAAACAGAAGAACAAAGAACAAAGCGTGAACAAGCTATTAAAGACAACGAGTTACAAACTGCTTTAGATATTGTAAAAAAAGGAGTTGATGTTGACCCAATTTTACAAATAGAGCTTGGATTAGAAACTGGAGAAAAAGGATCTCCGTTAAAATCTCCATCAGCAATAATAAACGAACTTAAAAAAAATAAGGATTTACCAAAGCCGATAGTAAATATTTTAAACAATAAATCTTTAACACCAAAAGAAAGAATAACAAGAGTACAAAGTCTACAAGCTAAGCTAAAAGAACAGTTAAATGCTGAAACAAAGTTTGACAAAGAGCAAGAAAAAACAAACAAAGAGTTTAATGTAGAAGTTAATAAAAAAGAAGTACGTTTAGAAGACGAAAGACCAACAGATTACCGTGTTGTTAACAACAGGGGCAAGAGCCAAAACGTCCCACCTTTTGCTGATTTAGAAGAAGCCAAAGCTTACGTTCAAAGTCAAGAAAAGCCAGAAAAATTGAAATTGCAAAATCAATTGGGCGATGAGGTGTATTCTGGTATAGCCACAAAAGACCTACCACCACCCCCTCTTTCAGAAAAAGAAACTGATACAAAGACAATACTGGAAAACAGAAAAAAGATTTTACTGGGTCAGCCTATTGGCAAGAAAGTTGTTCTGTCTTCAAAAGATGCTCAACGTTTGCTCCTGACTGGTCAATTAAAGGAGTCAAGCTACTACGAAGCGTCAGAACGGGGTGCAGGGGTAGAGAAGAAGTTTGACGATGAGGTAGAAGACGTTAGTGCAGAATCTCCTGTAATATCGAAAGAAAGTACAGAATATATTAATGCTGTTGAAACTATTAACAAGAGAATAGAATCAATAGAAGAGCAAGGCGAACAAGGTAAAAAGACTGCTTTTGCTTTAAGAGAAATTTTGTCTGACAACGAAAGAACAGTTGGCGAACTGATAACAGCCTTTGAAGTTGCTGACATAATGACGCAAATTTTGCCAGAAGCAACGGGTCATGCCGTAAAATTTGTAGATGCTATTAAAAAGGGACAATTAAATGGAACAAGAGATCCTCATGCAAAACTAATTTCTCTTGCTATGAAATCAGGACGGACAATAGACGGCAAACCACAGTTAGTTTTTGATGAAAGCATATTAAAAGAAACAGCCAGTCACGAAGCGTTCCACGTTCTTCAAGATTACTTTATACAGTATGACCCACAAGCTAAGAAGATATTAGACCAAGAGTTTGGTGCAACAGAAAAAGTTAACAAAAAAATAGATTACAAAAACACAAAAACAGCAAAGTGGTTAAAAAGAGCAAACAGAAAACTGCACGATGATTTGTTGGCAATGAGTGCTACAAATGAAGGAATTACAGGAAGAGAAATCCAAGCTTATGCATTTAGTGCTTACAACCAAGCAAGACGGGAAGGCAAAACGCCTGTTATGGCTGGAGGGCTTGCAAGGTACTTTAGGTTTGTTTCTAACTTTTTAGAACGGTTAGGTAATTACACAAGTGGTCTTGGATTTGCAAATGCCCAAGATGTTTTTGAAGCCGTGTCATCGGGAACTGCCGCCAAGAAATTTAACAACCGTTCTTTATCAGAACAAGATGCTGACCCGTCACAAGCTCCCGATATAGAACAATCATCACGCTCTTTGAACACAAGAGAATACTTAACATCCCAAGACGGTCAGCCATACGCAACGGATACAAGACGTTCACAAAAGTTAATTCCGATTAACAACGGAAGCCCTATTATTGCAAAAGTGCAATTAAGGAAAAATGAAAAGAAACGAAACGTTGTTCTTCCACAGGGAGAAAGGAAGTGGGACACAGTAAGACAGCAGTTTACAGGATACGGAGCAGACTATGTGGCTCATCCGAGTAATATAAACGAAATTAGAATGAACACTCCTCATCGTGAAGTAATGCCATTTATCCAAGACGTTGTTACCAGTGGTAAAAAAGTTGAGCTTGCTGATGGTCGAGTGCAATATAATTACAAACCCGAAAGTTATAAACAAACTGGGGTTGTTATTTTAGAAAAAGACAGAAATGAAAATTTGCAAGTTTCTCGTGCTTTTTCGGTTGATGTTAAAAAAATTAAATTAAAACGTTCTCAAGAATTAGCAAAAGAAGCTGAACAGCGAAGGTTAAGAGAAGTCCCAGAAGGGGCAACCCAAGAGGATATTGATGCCTATAGAAGGGGCAGGGGTACTGAAGCATCTGCAAGAGGTGTTGCTGTTAACGCAGGGCAATCTGTCAGTACAAGGTTTCCTACAAGTAAATCAAAAGACGCAGACCCATTGACTAACATTTTAGAAATAAACTCAAACCCAATACGAGAAAATCCAACAGCATTAAAAAAAGCAGCTAGGCAAATAAAGGAATATAACATTATTAGAGAAAGTGAAGTAGAGGGGCTTTCTGATAATCAAGTTTTGGATTTATACATTGAAAGAACAAAAAGCAATCTTCTGTTTATCTATAATTCTTTGTCTGACCAAATTAAAAACAGATCAAAACTTTGGTACGAAGGAGCAAATAATGTCGCTAACAGGTTTTCAACAATACCTTCAGACCGTTATAAAAGAAACAAGAATTTAACAGTTGAACAGGCATCGGGCATTTTAGCAGCTTTAAGCCCTCAAAAAGACTGGTTTCAAAATGCTTCTTTGGCTGAAAGATTAATAGACATACTTTCGTCAAAGCAAAATTTTGAGTTTACTCCTAAAATGGGGAAAACAGCTAAAAGAATTTTTGGGAAAAAGAAATACAAACCAATGCTTGATGAGGTTAAGGGTAAATCTCTTGCCGAGTTAGAGTTTAACACTGTTACTGAAAAGCCATATCAATCTACATTTCGAGCAATGTGGGTTAGAATATATGATGAAACGTATAACGATAGAGGACATAGAATACTTTCTCCAGAAGGTAAGTTTTTAGACTTTGCAAGAAAAGCCCCCACTAAAAAACAAATTAAAAATGGGGAGCTTGGAACTCCAAAAGGTACTGGTTGGGGAAGTTTAAATGAAATTTCAAAAGCTATTAGGATGTATGAAAACGAAGATGTTAGCGTAATATCAACCGAGCTTGGCAAGGGTCATAAAATTAGAAGTTTTTACAATAATATAAGCAACCCTTTTGATGAAACAGGCTCTGGGACAATTGACACTCACGCTGTAGCTGCCCTGTTTTTTCAACCATTTTCTTCCACTTCTATTCCAGTTAGTCATAACTTTGGTACTATGGCGACAAAAGGAGTAGAGGGTGCTGTAGCTGTTGCTACGAAAGGATCTAAAGGTTATTACGGTATAAACCTTGAGGCTTATGCAGGTGCTGCACAAGAAGTAGGAATTTTGCCAAGGGAAATGCAGTCGATTACATGGGAAGCAATAAGAGGTCTTTTTACACCTAGCTTTAAAGGAAAGAAAGAGAACGTTGCAGAAATAACAAAGATATGGAATAATTACAAAAACGAAGCTATAACACTTGATGAAGCTAGACAGGAGATAATAAATTATGCAAACTCAGAAACCGAAACCGAATCTTTTGGTAGACCAGATTGGGACAGACCCTCTGCTAGAAGTGATGAAGTATTATTCGATTCCTCTTACAAGAGAGAATTATCTGGAGTTGGCGTACCCCGAAGTGATACCAGAGATGACACCCGAACTGGAGGAACAGTTACCAAAGGAACTACAGCTAGACCAGCAGTAGACGATGAATACGAAGCATCCTCTCGTGGGGTTATGCTATCAGACGATGAATTTAGAAATGCCACATTTAAAAAAGTTATAAAGGGCAATTTCCAAGCTTCGGGATTTACTGGTAAAGGAAAGCTTTTAGCAAACAGAAATCTTACACGAGGAACGCAAGTTACACTTAGACCAAATTTAAACGGTTGGATTAAAGAAGAAGGCGCACCAATACTTACACAGACTGTACATGACAGGTCAAAGGGAAAGTATGGAGAAGTTTTAGGTTATGACCACACTGTCGCCGCAGAAGGAAAGGTAGATCTTGACGTTAATCAAAAGGCAAGGGCGAAAATAGCATTAGGAGAAGAGAATAAATTTCCAATGGCTGGTGCTATTGGTGGTTACGCTCCATTATCTTTAGAAGAGTCTCAAAACATAATAAGTAATCCAGATCACACGTTAAAGTTTAACCCAAGAGGGTATCATTTATTTGTCGATCAAAATGGATTTGCCGTCAAATCATACAATGGGACAGGGGTGCATCAAGGGGCAAACGTTTTTGTCAAAGGTGACATAGAATACTGGAAGCAATTGGAAGCCCCTCAACAGGAAAGAGGCGTTGAAACAGATGTAAAATATTTTGATGCACCTGATTATGAAGCTTCTGCAAGAGGGTATGCTTCATCATGGGACGAAGTAATTACTTCAAAAGACGACAACATTATAAACAACTTTTTGACTGGTCTAAAGAAAATATATTCTTTAAAGGACAACTTTATTAATGAGTTTGTCAATTCTACAGAACCTATAGGTAGGCTTGAGGAAGAAGTTTCTTTTAGATTGACAGGCGTTAGAAGACGTTTTGGTGTTGCTGAAGGTGCGCAACGGTTTATGGAAATGGTTATGAACACGGCAGGTCGTGTTGAAATGATTATGAAACATGGCGCACCAGAAATGAGGGCAGACGGGACAATTTCTCTTCAAAAAAATACAAAAGGTCTTTTTGAGATATTTAAAGATTTTAACATTGAAGAATATAATGATTTTGTGCCTTATGCTATGGCACGAAGAGCTAAAGCTTTGGGGGAGAAAGAAAGGTTTATCGGACCAGATTTAATACAGGACGGGTTAAACAGAGAAACAACAAAATACAAAAATGCCTTTGATGAGTACCAAAAGTACAATAAGTCTCTTTTAAATTTTTTAGTTCAAGCAGGTGTGCTGGACGAAAGACAAAAAAATAATTTAGCTAAATATGACTATATGCCTTTTTATAGAATCATAGAAGAAGATACATACAAGGCAGGGGTTATGTTTAAATCTGCCGTGGCTGGACCAAACATAACAAACGTTCTTAATGACCCTGTTAAAAGCAGTTTATTCAAAGAATATAAGGGTGGACAAAAGCCTGTTGGGGATATTCTTGAGAACATGTTTAGGAATACGCAAGCTTTTGTTTCGACAGCCATGAAAAACAAAGCCATGCAAAAAGCAGTTAATTTAATGGAACAAGCCGAGGTTGGCAAAAGAGTTACAAATGCCGAAGCTTCCATCATTAAAGAATCTCAGGGGGGGAAGGTTGTTTCTTTCAACAAGAACGTTAAGCTTAAAGATGGACGGGTTGTAAACAGAAAAGTACATTACGACATATCAGAAGACCCTCATATCTATGCTTCCCTAGCTTCAATGACACCAAGACAAACTGCTGGATTGTTTAAGGTCATGGAAAGATTGGGAAAAATATTCAGAGAGGGGATAACACACGCACCACCATTTATGATTGCCAACTTAATAAGAGGGGATATGGCAGGTGTTGTAACTGTTGATGCACCCCTAACGCCAATGATAGATACACTGGGTGGTTTGAAAAACGCTTTTCAAGAAACAGAAACAATTAAAGAAATGAAACTTATTGCAGGTGTAGGTGGCTATGCAATGGGAGATGATTACAGAGATTCAGCAAATGCTCTAAAAAGACAAATGCGAATGAGACATCAAGGTTACAAAGTTGTAACCAACGCTAGAGGTGTTGTTGACTTGATTCAAGCATCATGGGGACAGCTTACAAAAGTTGGAGAAGCAACAGAATTGGCTACTCGTGAAGCCATCTACAGGAAATTAGTTGAACAAGGGATGTCAAAGTCGGATGCGGCGTATGAAGCTTTAAATGTTATTAACTTTAACAGAAGAGGTGCATCACAGACAAACGTAGGTCTTTTCATAAATTCGTTGCTTCCACTTGTACCGTTCTTGAATGCAAGATTTCAAGGTCTGTACAGAACATTTGAGCCTATGGTTAGTGGCAAACAAGCTGATAGAGGGAAAACAATTGGCAAGGGTTTAATTTTAATGGGAGCAAATATGGCTCTGTACTCGCTAATGTCTCAAGATGACAGGTGGAGAGAAGAGCCAATGCACAGAAAGTTAGCGTACCATATTATCTATCCAAACATGTTGGGGATGGAAGACATACTTGGAGCAGAGCCAATTCTTATTCCAAGAGCCTTTGAAATCGGTGCTATCTTTACGTCTATCCCAGAGTTGTTTGTTGATGGCGTTACAAGAGAAAATGGAGATTATGTTGCTGACGGGTTAAAACATACTTTTATTAACACGTTTCAATTCAACCCAATACCTCAAGCACTGATACCTGCAATTGAAGTCGTGTCTAATTATGATTTCTTTTCGGGCAGAGAGGTTGATACAGCATCACAAAGACGATACCTGCCTTCCGAAAGGGTCGGTCCAACTACTCCAGAAGCGGCAAGGCTACTGTCAAAGGCAAGCCAAGAAACATTGTCACCGAACCAAATATCTCAGCTAATTGAAGGCTACTTAGGAACTCTTGGTGGATACATGTTAACTGCCTTTGATGTCGGGGCGTCAAGCATGGGCGTTATACCTAATCGTCCTACAGGGGTTTTTGGAGATAGCCCACCTGCTAAGGTAATTGAAGCATTGGGCTTCGGTAGATTTAGAAAACCTGTTCCTGACCCGTCAAATCGTTTCGTAGGAGACTTTTATGAGCTTAAGAAGGAAGTGGACACAATCTATTCAACCGTAAACAGGCTAAAAACGGATGGAAGATTGGAACAAGCAAGAGAGTTAATGGAAGAAAACAAGGGACTTCTAAGGTACAGAGGACAGCTTAACAGCATTAATAAACAACTCCAAAATGTTAACGGTTTAATTAGAAAAGTTCGCCTTGATGAAAAAATGAGTTCCAATAACAAGGAAAGTAGGTTAAAGGTTCTTATATCAAGAAGAAACAAAGCCGCAAGAAGAGTGGACAAGATTTTGGAAAAAATAAGAGAATCCTAATGTGGATACCAATTATACTTGTTGTTTGGACGACTGGTGTAGAGTGGACTATTTTTCCACCTCCGATGCACCCATACGAAACCAAAACCGAATGTTATGAAGCTTTAGAAACTGCAAAAAAGAATATAATGGGACACCCAAAATATAAGCGAGGATACAGTATGTGTGTTAAAATGACACTAGGAGAAAATACATGAGTAAACCAAAACCTAAAAATTCTGCTTTGTATTCAAGAGTTAAGTCTGAAGCAAAAAGAAAATTTAAGGTGTACCCGTCGGCTTATGCAAACGCTTGGCTAGTGAAGACCTACAAAAAAAGAGGTGGAACTTACGCATAATGTCTTATAAGGGTGGTCTTAAGAAATGGTTTAAGGAAGACTGGAGAGATGTCAAGACTGGAAAGAAATGTGGCAGATCTGGCAAAGAAAAAAAGTCTAGACCGTACCCTGCGTGCAGACCAAAATCTGTTGCAAGCAGAATAAGCAAGTCAGAAGCTAGAAAAAAAACTGGTCCTGCCAGAGTAAAATGGTCGGTGACAGCCTCTGGAAAAAGAAGAAAGAAATAAATGACAGATTCACCTATTAGTATATCAGACAACAGCAATATAAGCATCCCCTTAAGGAATCTTATTAGTATGATTGCCCTTACTGGGCTATCGGTTTGGCTGTACTTTGGTTTAACAGAACGAATTACTTTCCTTGAACATCAAATGGAAATGCTAACCATTGAAGTAGAAGAGAATGATTCATGGATAGATGGATGGCAACCACCAGAGAGTGTAAAAGAAAGCATAACAAGAATGCGAGAAATTGAAATGAAGTTAAACTTACTAGACCAGAAGGTCACATTATATACAGAAGACGTAATAGTGGAGTAGCATATGTTAGGATTAACATCTCTTTTTGGACCTATTGCTAATATAGCAGGAACGTACATACAAGGGAAAATGGATAAACAAAAAGCCGAGACAGACGTAAAAGTCGCTCGTGCCAAAGCTGAAGCAAAAGTCTACGAGACTGAAGCTACATCAAGCATGTTGATGGAACAGAACCTCACAAATCAGATGGCAGGAAGTTGGAAAGACGAATTCTGGACAATTATTTTTGGTGGCATTCTTGTAGCATGTTTCTTACCTTGGAGTCAGCCGTATGTAGCAGAGGGCTTTACCTTCCTAAACGAAAGCACACCACCTTGGTTCTCCACCTGTTTGTATATTTGTATTGGNAGCTCATTTGGATATAGGTTTGGCAAAACAGGATTGCAGTTAATGGGTAAAAAATAGTGTCTAATGATTTAATCCCTGACAAGGAAAAATATCAGACAAACAAAAGGAGAATGGCATGGGTATTAATCCTTTTAATGGCTGTAACAACAGTATTAACCTTAGCTTTCCCAGATAGATTGGCAGAAGCAGAAAGTATCCTTATGACACAATACATAAGCATGTGTGGTTTAGTTGGTGCATACTTTGGATTTAGTGCGCTAAGTGGGAAAAAATGATTAAAGCAAATGGTTGGGATAACCACGAAGATACATTTGAAGAAAATTTAAGGCGAGAGTTATTGGCTGAAAGAGCAAAAGTATTTTTATTGCAAAAAGACATAAAGGAAATAACATCTTCTTATTACAAAATATTACAAGAAAACAAAACATTAAAGACGGCAAAAGATGAGAGTTCAAAATGATTTTTACCCAACTCCACAAAGTATACTAGACGTTCTTGTTGAAAACTTAGGGTGGGACAAAAACACTGTTATATGGGAGTCGTGTGCAGGTGACGGAAGGCTTGTTGAAACTTTTGAAAGAGCAGGATATTCTGTTGTTGCTCACGATATTTTAACAGGGGATGACTTTTTTGACTGGTCAAAAGCCCCTTCTATAGCTCTTGTAACTAATCCACCCTTTAGACCTATAAGAAAATTCATCGACCATGCCTTTAAAATAGGAGTTTTAAAGATGGCTCTTGTCTGCCCAGAAAGGCTTTGGGCATGTCAAAGGGGGAAAGAACAATTTTTACGACACCAGCCTTCTAGATTTGTAAATCTGGATTGGAGGGAAGACTACCTTGGAAAGGGTGGAAAGCCAGACCGTTCATTGGCTGTAAGCATTTGGGACGGGGCTATAAACCATAAAACAACTTATCATGTATGGAGCAAAAATGACAACATCGTTCATTGAAAAATTAAAAAAAGATCTTGAATTTGATGAGGGGGTTAAATATGAGATTTATAGGTGCAGTCTCGATAAGGCTACGTTTGGCATTGGCCATTTGGTCTTACAAACAGATCCAGAGAGCAAAATGGAAATCGGCGACAAAGTTTCAAAAGAACGTGTTGAGTCCTGTTTTGCAGAAGATATTAAAGTTACTATCAAGGACTGCCAAAAAATATTTAATGACTGGGACAAACTCCCAGAAGAAGCAAGATTAGTCACGGCAAATATGTGTTTTCAATTAGGAAGACCAAGATTATCCAAATTTTTAAAGACTGTATCTGCTTGCGATGACCACAGGTGGACTGATATGGCTAATGAGATGATGGATTCTAGGTGGTATTTGCAAACAAAAAATAGGGCAGACCGTCTTATCCAGCGTATTTTAGCCCTTCAATAAAGTTTGACTGGTCATAAGAGTTCATAACAACTCACGAGAGTTCACGAGAGTTCATAACAACTCACGAGAGTTCACGAGAGTTCATAACAACTCACGAGAGTTCATAAGAGTTTGGCTAAGATCTTTTCTTACCCGAAGCGTTCTTTTTTTTGGTTTGTAACTTGTTTAAAATCTTTTCTCGATTTCTCCAATAGTATGCTTTCTGAGCATCAATTTTTGGTCCTGTTTTTTTTCTTGCAAAAGAGGCTTTAAACAGGTTTTGTTGGTTAATATCTTTCCGATGTATTTCTTTGGCTTCTTCTATTGTCAAAGGCACTCCAATGGAAACATATTTTGATAGGTGGTATTTATTAAAGACTCTTCCAACAAGAACTTCATTAACAGCTTTAGGACAATCTTTAAACATTATTTTCATATTTCCTATCTATTGTTTGAATGGAAGAAAACAATGGTGCATCATTATTTAATCTATCCGTTCCTATTTTTGCATAGTCTTTGTTGAGTTCAATAAGAGTGGCATTTCTGTCCAGTCTGTCTGAAACTAGACCAGTTGTTGCAGAACCACCAAAAGGGTCAAGAACATTGCCACCGATAGGGCATCCTGCCAAAATACAAGGCTCAATAAGTTCTGTTGGATAAACTGCAAAATGTGCTTCTTTATATGGCTTAGGAGAGACAGTCCAAACAGATCTTTTGTTTTTCGTTTCATATTGATTAGTCTTTAACCCAGCCATTCTTGTTCTTCCGGGAGTGTTATTTAACTTAGAAACATCTCGATCACGATTAGTGTTATCAAACGTAGATGTCTTTTCTTTTATAGACTCGCTATCATAATAATATCGTGGCTTTTTTGTCAATAAAAAAATATATTCATGCGACTTTGTACACCTATCTTGAACGCTCTCAGGCATAGGGTTGGGCTTGTTCCATATTATGTCTTGTCTTAAATACCAACCATCTTGTTGCATGGCAAAAGCAACTCTCCAAGGAATCCCAACTAAATCTTTTTGTTTTAATCCTTGTATTTTATTATTTATTGCAAAGGACTGTGAGTTCCGTCCCTCTTTGTGCTTTGGGTCTTTATGATCACCCTTGTGACCAGTCCCACAATAACTGTCTCCTAAGTTGAGCCAGACAGTCCCATCATCTCTCAAAACTCTCCACACTTCCCTAAAAACCCCAACCAATGCCTTAACATATTCTTCTGGAGACTCTTCTAATCCAATTTGTAAATCTTTTCTTATAGCACCACATTTAGGACACTCACTTTTGTATATGGCATCTCCGACAACATTCCCTTGTTCGTGCATAGCTTGATGCCCTGTAGCAGTCTTAACAGTTTTGCCGATCTTTGTAGTCCTCATGTGAGGGCAATCTGGATCTCCACCTTCCCATGTCCCCGTTTGGTAATCTCTTAATCCCCAGTAAGGTGGCGAGGTAACACAGGTATGAAATTTATTTTCTGGTAATTCTTTAAGAATTTCCCTGCAATCTCCAACTAGTATATCAATCGACATTAATCAAATCTCCTGCCACTTCAGAAGATTTTTGCATAAAGTCTGGGTAAAACTTTGCGTATACCCTTTCTGTTACATCAACTTTTGTATGCCCCATGTAACGGCTTAACTCTAGCAATGGGACATTGTTTTTTGCCATATGAACTGCGCCAGTATGACGGAGTGTGTGGAAGCAAACATGCTCGTTAAGATTGGTGTCTTGAACACATTTTTTTAAAACGTATAGTGGGTCAGCTATCTTATTTCCTCTTCTTGTTTGCAAAACCCAACCCTGCTTGCTCTCCTCACAACATTTCCTTAACATCTTTTCTATGCTTTTAGGGACGGGAACAATTGCTCGTGGCTTTGCTTTGTTTTTCATGTCAGAAGCATTAAAATTAATTAACCCTCTTTCGCCCTCGTCCCAACAGATTTGCTCAACCCTTAAGTTGACAATGGCATCTTTCCTTGCTGTTGTAGTTAAAGCTATTTTACATGCTTTTTCAACTTGGGGATTTCTTTTCAATCGGGTTGAATTTAAAAGTTTTTTAATTTCACTATTATTTAGCCACGCTGTTCTAATTCCACTTTTATAATTAGCTTCTATTTTTCTGGGGTTTGTTGTAATGTATTCCAAATCAAAACAAAGACCAAAGGACGCATTGATAATAGCAATTTCCCTTGATATTGTCTGTTTTTTTACACCTCTTTTAGAACATTGTTCCCTGTAATATTCATCAACAACATATTTTGGTATTTTATAAATGTTTAATTTTCCAAAGAACGGCAAAACCTTTTTAAGACAACTCCTGTATCTACTATTATACCTGCCTTCATTTTGCATCATTTTTTTGTGAATTTCTATTGCGTCTGCTACAGTTTTAATGACCATTTAACCACTCCTCAAACTTGCTTACCAACCCTTTAAACTGTTCAATTTTTTTGTGGTTGTCTAAAAGCTCTCTTCTGCTTGCAACATTTAAATATTTTTGCAAAGCTTTGACACATTCTTTTTCGTCCTGCCCCATTCCCCAAGCATATGAGCCTGTATCATGAGAAACTTGTTCCATAAAATTTTGAAATCTTTTGTCCCTGCAAAGCATACCTGCTCTTTTAAGCGTTCTTTCTCCATCGGTAATAACTTTTGACTGGTCAGGGTTGTCGTAGTCTAGGGGTTTAATGCCAACGGCTACTGGTGTTTTAGGATAACAGTTCATTAACCAGTCACCATTTCCAATGTCGTCAACATAGAGTGTTAGTCGAACCATCCCCCCATCACTTTCATCCATCTTATAAGAGACAACCATTGCTTCAAATGTGGTTACGTTCTCGTATGCTCTTTTAGGTATTTTCCTTACCATTAAATAAACCCCCCGTTAATTCAATTGGATCAATTCCCTCTAATGACCAAAATAGCTTTTCTCCAAATTTATAATTGTGCAGTTTAGTGTGACACATTCTACACAGAGGTACTGTATAATTATCCCCCACCTTTTGACCGAACCCACGTTTTTCAGCATATGTTATGTGATGTGGATCTGATCTAGGGGGTGCGTTACATAATGTACACGGCATCCCCCTAATTTTCTCAAGATGCTTATTATCTTTAAGCACTAAAAAGGAATGTCGTCATCTAACTTAGAATCAGAGCGATTACTTTTGTCATCGTTTGTTTTTGAAGGCAAATCTACTTTAGGGTAACGTATCTGAACGTTTGTGTAAGTAACACCATCTTTTTCAGACCTTCTGATTACCAGTTCTCCATTAACCGTAACCTTTGACCCTTTTTTAAGAATTTCAACAAGCTTTTCAGTTCTTTTAACCTTCCAAAAAACATCAAAATAATTTACAATGTCTTCCTTACCCTCGCCTTGGTAAATGTTATTACACACAGTAAAGGCAATAAAATTATCCCCATCCTTTTCTCTGACAACACAATCCTTTGCTAAGTTGCCAACTACAGATATTATATTCATTTAGCATTCTCCGTTAAAAAATCTTTATGCATTTTTAGTTTTTTATCCAAATAATCGTAATCGTCTTTGTCTGTTTTTTCTAATCTTTTCAAACTTAACTGTACGCTACCAATGTATTTGTTTAATGCCTTAACATCTTCTATTACAATAGCCTTGTCAAGTATTTCTTGAGAGTCTGAACTTAATCCATCATTAGGAGTAAAAGTAACACCTGAGTTGATTGACTCAGCATCATCGTCTCCTGCTATTTGTAAAGCAGATTGTAAAGCGTATCGTCTCATTAAAGTAAAGACTGCTCCATCTTGTGTTGCCTTAAGGCTTTGTGGGTGGTTGTACTTTAAAACAAAAACGATGTGTTGCCCAGATGAATGTCCTATAACCGTTTTAACAGTCCCAGATGTTTTATCAATACCTTGGAAAACACATAAATTATTTTTTGCTAAAGCAGGGCGAGTTGCATTGTTAATATCGGCAAGGTCAGCATACTTGCCATAATGACCATCTTTTGATTTTTCAACAGCTTTAAATTCTGACTGTGCTTTTGAAAAGGCTGTAAATATTTCTTTTAAACTACCGTCTGTTGTAAAAACAACTTCAGTAGTTAATTCATGCATTGGTGGTATCCCCATCCATAGTCTCCTTATATATTTTGAATTGGTCACAATATTCAGAGACACTACACCAATTAGCTTCGCATCTCTTTCTTTCGACTGGTCGTTTACTAATATTCCAGTCCTCATAGGTTGTTCCTTTGGTTGCTCTGTGGTCTTGGTTCGCTATCCAACTAAAGGCTTCACGTTCTTCATCAAATAATTTTGTAGCTTTTTTGTGTCCCTTTTTCTTTGCTTCCCATTTTGGAGAAGTAGACCACATCTCTTCATCAGAACATTCTGGTATTTCATTTTCGTCCTTTGGGTAGTGCAGCTCAATTCGCTTTCTTATATACTCCTCTGACTGGTCAAAATCCCAAAGATTGTATTCAAAGTCTTGTATTGGTAATTGTGGGTAGTTCTCATCTCTTTGGGCAAAAGATTCTTTCCAGTCCTTTACAAAAGCTTCAATCACAAAAGAAACTGGGGAATACCCATTTTTCCTTAAAAGATAGGCATATAAATTACCTTGCCGTTCATAGTCCTTCATGCCAGATTGAGCCTTGTAAGCTGTGATTACCTTATAGTCTCTTATAATTACAGGTTTATCCCCCACATGAGGGTCAATCTTTTTTGCGTCTGACAAAGGAATAGGAATAACAGCATCTATTTGACCAGAAAGCATAAGCCCATCTACTTCAGCATAAAATCTTTCTTCCTTTATCCATTCTGGTGGTGAGTGTTCTTCGGCAAGCTTATGAAAAGCAGTTCCTAACAGCGAGGCAATTCGTCTACTTGCATCCTCTACTATCTCATGCGAGTAAAGTTTTCTTAATTTTTTAATTCGTGGGGAGTCAATTAAACCAGTAACAGATATGTCTGTCATTGCCCCACCTTTATAACTATCATTTAAAAGAGCGTTTTGAATTGGTATTGAAAAGTTTTTTAATCCTGTTAATGCCATAATGAAATCTATCAGATTAAAAAATAATTAACAAGTAATAATATAATTGACTTTATTTACAAATAAATGATACAAGTAATACAAGTAATTTACTTACTCCCAAACTTGCCCCTAGTTACAATTCAACCCTGTAACTAGGGGTTTTTTATTTATCGCCATGTATCAATTTTTTAAAAATGTTACGGTGGCACATGAACAAACCAAGAACAATTAAAAGAGAACCAGAAGCGACATTGCAAGCATCTATTTTTGATACAATCAAAGAAATGCTTTTGCCAGAGGTTTTAATTACTTGTTTTCCTTCTGGTGGTGGGGGCAGAATTCGTGGTGCAAAATTAAAAAAGATGGGGCTTTCAAGTGGATGGCCTGACCTTCAATTAATTTATAAAGCAAAGTATTACGGTTTAGAAGTCAAAACACCTGTCGGAAGACTTTCCCCTGCCCAGTCAGACTTAATAGATAAACTTAAAACGCAAGGAGCAAAAGTCTCTGTGGTCAGGAGTGAAAAAGATGCAATCGAACAAATTATTAAATGGCGTTTACACAAAAGATGATGTAAGGTTATGGCAGTCTGTCGTACTTCAAGCCCTGCTTGATTGTGGCAACTTGTCGAGAAGTTTAAATCCCAGTTGGCCTGATTGGAAACATCGTCAAATAACAGAGGACGCACGAAGTTGGTTTCGTGATGCTGATGAAGATTTTTCTGATGTTTGTATTTTAGCTGGACTTGACTCTCGGTTAATAAGGAAGTTTGGTATGCGTGTGTCTCGTGGAGATCCAAAGGCAAAAAGGTCTTTAGTTGAGTGGCGTGATTGGTTTCGTAAACCCAGAAAGGAAAACAGAGAATGACATTAGGACCACAAACAGGAATAGCTATAGAAATAGATAAAATGAAATACAGGCAAGCTGAGGAAACTTTTGAAGGAAAAGTTGAAAGAATAGCAAGAACGCTTAGTGATTCTCAAATGCATTATTCAAAAATTTACAGCATACTAAGTGAAATGAGATTTTTACCTGCTGGTCGTGTGCAAACAGCAATCGGATCGCCAAGGGCAGTGACAGCATTTAACTGTTTTGTTTCTGGGAAAATTGAAGATTCAATGGACTCAATAATGGACAGGGCAAAAGAGTCGGCTGAAACAATGAGAAGAGGTGGTGGAATAGGTTATAATTTTGGTCATATCAGACCTCACGGCGATTGGATAAAAACTCTTGAGAGCAAAGCCAGTGGGCCAATTTCTTTTATGAACATCTTTGATGCGATATGCCAAACAATATCTTCTAGTGGTCATCGCAGAGGTGCGCAGATGGGTGTTTTCCCTATTGACCATCCCGATGTTGAAGCTTTTATCAATGCAAAGACAAATGAAAATCAATTAACAGGGTTTAATGTGTCTTTGGCTGTAACAGATAAATTTATGACAGCACTTGAGAACGATGAGCCTTTTGAATTAGTTTTTGATGGCAAGGTTTACAAAACAGTTAACCCAAAAGAACTTTGGGACACTATTATGAGAAATACATGGGACTGGGCAGAACCGGGTGTTTTGTTTATTGACAGAATTAACGAAATGAACAACCTTTATTATTGCGAAACAATCGAAAGCACAAACCCCTGTGGAGAACAGCCATTGCCACCTTATGGGGCTTGCTTGCTTGGGTCTTTTAATCTCGTTAAGTATATAAAAGAAAAGGTGGTTGGAAGAGAAGTATTAGTAGAATTTGACTGGGCAACTTTTGTAAGCGACATACCGTGCGTTGTAAGAGCAATGGACAACGTTATCGACACAACAATATACCCTTTAGAAAAACAAGAAATTGAAGCTAAAAACAAAAGAAGAATGGGGTTAGGTATAACTGGTTTAGCTAATTGTGGTGAAATGTTGGGATTCCCTTATGCTTCTGATAATTTTGTAACGTTTCAAGAAAAAGTTTTAAAAACTTTGCGTGATTCTGCTTATCTAATGTCAGCCTTTCTTGCTAAAGAAAAAGGAAGTTTTCCTATGTTTGATAAGGAAAAATATTTAAAAGGGAAATTTATCAACACTCTTTCGCCAGAGGTTAAAGAAAAAATAAATGAAAACGGAATTAGAAACAGTCACCTTACTTCTATTGCCCCGACTGGTACTATATCCTTGTCAGCCGATAATGTTTCTTCTGGTATCGAACCACCTTTTTCCCATTACTACGACAGAACATTAAGAACATTTGATGGCGATAGAGTGGAGAGAGTAGAGGATTATGCCTATGCCAGAGGTATAAAAGGCAAGACTTCAGAGGACATTTCTGCTTCCCAGCATGTCAATATTCTTTTGACCAGTCAAAAATATGTTGATTCGGCTTGTTCTAAAACATGCAACATAGGGGACGATGTTTCTTTTGACGATTTTAAAAATCTTTATTACGTTGCATGGAAGGGTGGTGCTAAGGGTTTAACAACATTTCGTGCTTCAGGTAAAAGGTTTGGCATCCTTGTTAAGCCAAAAGAAGAAGAAGAAAAAACTGAAGCCTGCTTTATAGACCCAGAAACTGGCACAAAAAGTTGTGACTTATGAATTGCTGGCACTGTAACCATGAATTGATATGGGGTGGAGATCACGACATTGAAGACGATGAGGATTTTGCGATAGTAACTAATTTATCTTGTCCAAACTGCAATTCTTATGTGGAGGTTTTCTATCCAAGCAAAAAGGAAGAACTTTACAAAGAGGAATTAAAGTAAAAAAATTATTGACTCTCCAAATTTATTAAATTAATCCTTAAGAGGATTATGTTTGGAGAGTGCGTTGAAAAATTTTTATTTACTGAAAAGAGGGTGGATGGACAATCCCTCTCTTAACCCTGCTTCGCCATTCGATAGGAGAAGTGCTTGGGTTTGGATTATTGAAAAAGCCGCCTTTAAAGACACTAGGCAAGATGTTCTAGGGAGAACTACTATTGTCGTTAGAACGTCACTTGTTACTTCAATACGATACCTCGCCCAACAATGGAGATGGAGTGAAAAGTCAGTTAGAACCTTTTTAAAGAGATTAGAAAAAGAGGAAATGATTAGAACGGAAACGGGTCTTGGAAAGACACAGGTTTTTGTAATAAATTACGATGGTTACCAGTTTAATGGGCAAGTCAATGGCACAGCAGGGGCAAGCCAAGGGCAACAAAAGAAAGAAGTAAAAGGAAAGATAAAGAATGTACTAATAGAAAAGGCTGAATATTCTAAGAGAATGAAGGAAAAATATCCTAAAAGAAATGGAAATTTAGAGATAGCTTCAAGCTACGAAAGGGTGTTAAATAAAGTTAAAAAGGGTGAATTGACTTTCGATGAGTTTTTCTTCGCCGTTGATAATTACAGGAAAGAGATGGAAAGTTGTGGTCAGGTTGGAACAAACTTTATAAAGATGGCAAGCACCTTCGCCAACAATAAATATAAAGACTATATGGAATTACAAGTAAATGACAGCACAGAAGACTGGAAAGCATTTTGAAGACGGAACAGTCCAACTGGCTTTTTAAAAATAGAATATCAATAAGAAAATTTCTTGGATACGAAAGGTGGCACAAAAGTTTATGCCCTGATTGCAAGGGGAATTTGTCGGTTATAATAAATATGAAAGGGGGGGTTTATGCACAATGTTGGTCAGCCAAGTGCCAAAAAGAATTTAAAAAACCAAGTAGTGGATTTGACAGAAACAATTTGTCGTCAACTGGAGGACAGGGCGATTTCGGCAGAGGTATGCGTAAAGTTCGGAGTGGGGTGCATAAAAAGAACTGGTGGCTCTGAACTCTTAGCCCTGCCCTATTTTGTAAAGGGGAAGGCTCGCTGTTATAAAGTTAGACCAGTCAATAGTAAAAATCCATGCTTCTGGCACGGGGACGAGGAAGAAAGAGGGCAACATTTTTTTAATGTGGATTGTTTAAGCGATTCTTCGCTTTCCGATTATCCACTTATCATCACTGAAGGAGAAATGGATGCTTTAACTTTAATTTCTCACTTTCCTAAAACTGTTTCTGTTCCAAATGGAGCAACACTTAAATCAATACCTCTTGATGATGAAAGAAGTAACACAGCTTTTGAGTATTTAAATAATTCAATTGAACAATTAAAAGAAGTAAAGGAAATTATTATTGCAACAGATGGGGATAGAGCAGGGCGCACCCTCGCCAAAGATTTGGCTCTCCGTCTTGGTAGACCTCGTTGCAAATGGGTAGAGTACCCACTTAAGAGACGTTCCAGCGTCAAATTGCTGGAAGATGGTGATGATGACCAGTCAGAAAGATGTAAGGATATTAACGAAAGCGTAAAGGAGTATGGGGAAAATGCAATACAAACTATTATTAAGAAAGCGAAATGGTGGGCAGTATCTGGAGTTTACACCCTTGACCAGTTACCACCATTACCAGAACCAGAAGTCTTTAAAACAGGCATGGGCAATCTTGATAAACATCTTGGCATTCGGCTTGGCGATTTTAGTGTGTTTACTGGGATTCCATCTCATGGTAAATCAACTTTTGTAAATGACGTTGTTTGTCGCCTTAGCATTAAATACAATTTGAAAATAGCTTTTGCCAGTTTTGAACAACCCCCACAAATTGACCACAAAAGAAATCTTGAAAGGTGGCTATCGACCTTCCCCGGGCCTTTGCCTCTAAATCAGGGTTTGACTGGTCAGGAGCATAATAGTCAGGAAGGCCCTACGGGCGAAGGTATGGTGCAGAACTTTATTAACTCAAGGTTTGTGTTTATAGTTAAAGAAGATGATGAGACTGCTGATTTAGATTGGCTTTTAGAAAAGATGTCGGTTTGTGTTATTCAACATGATGCAGATGTAATTGTTATTGACCCTTATAATGAGATAGACCATTCAAGGGATTTTAGGCAGTCGTCTACAGATTACATTGGGGACAGCATTAAAAAATTAAAAAGATTTGCCAGTAAATATGATGTTCATGTTATGGTTGTTGCTCACCCTACAAAATTATCAGAAAAAGCTGATGGGACATTGCCAATTCCCAATATGTATAATATAGAAGATTCAAGACACTGGTATAATAAATGTGATGTTGGTGTTGTTGTTCACAGACTGGCTGACTCAACTTTAATTAGAGTTTTAAAATCAAGATACCATGATATTTTAGGAACAACTGGACAGGTAAAGTTTAGTTTTAATCCACATGAAGGAAGATATAATGAGGAAGAATTTTAAAAAAATAAGAATGGAGACTGTGAGAAACAGACCTGTTGAAGTTAATTATATAGGGAATGGCTCAAAGTCAACAGTTCGGTATGCTGATACAAGTATGTATGATTTATATTTTTTTCAAGATAAAATAAATCATGAACAACATAAGTCTGCTGAGTGGTTGCACTCTCTCGCCATCAAGTCAAATATAAAATTAAGTGTCCAGTCATTCTTAACAAACCCTATACGTCTTGGGGGAAGTGCAGGTATGAGTGAAAGGTCTGCCCAGTCAAAAATAACATTGAACAGGGCATTAAGTCATATTAAAAAAAAATGTGGGAACGTATCAGCAAGCCTTCTTGAGGGTGTTGTTATTTATAATCAAAATATTTCTGAGTGGTCTAGGTCTGTGGGGAAATCTCGCACTGGGAAGTTGCAGACGTTGCAAGGTGCGTTAGATGAATTGGGAATGTTTCGTGATTAGGTGGGGGAGAAAAATTAAAGAGACATTCTTGTAAAAATCTCCCCCTAGCTATCACGTTGTATAAAAAGGAAAGGTAGTATCAACTATAGCCTGTCAGGGTTTTTTGAATCAACGGCACTCACTGACTTATCCGTCCTGTCTCTATCTTCAAAGGTTGCCATTTCTTTTTTGCTCCCTCTAGCCCCAGACAGTAGGGTATTCTTGTTTTTTACCTTTATTTTTTGTTCTTTTGACTGGTCAGGACACTGCCTTGACCAAAAATTTGAGCTGGAAGTGTTACCAGAAAACCAAATGTTTCTATAATTCATTATTGTTTTCTCCTGTTTTTAGATGCAGAGATAACTCTCAGGTTTTTTGAACTGTTGTTTTTTGGGTTACCATCTTTGTGGTCTATGTGTTTCCCATCGTTCTTTTTAACTGTTCCTTTTCTTAAAGCAGAACGTCTGTTTTTATTGCGTAATGCTCTTTCTTTTTTCATTTTTTTTGAAGAGTGATATTTTTGGTATTCTGTCATTTTTAACCCCCATTTGCATTGCTCCTTCTAAATCTAGCATATTCTCTATTGTATCTGCTGACTTTTAATCTATTGTCATTTCTCCATTTCTGAGAATACTTTCTTTTTAAAATTAAATGCTTGTTACATTCTTTGTGCTGTCCCCTTAAAGACAGCAAAGAACCAATCAGCTTTTGTCTCTCTTTCAAAGACTTAGCTGACCGAATCTTTAGCTTAAGGTCTTTAAACTGAACCATAAGTTGACTTAATCTGTTCATAATAATTCCTTGACTATTTTAGAATAGATTAATTTTTCTTTATAGTTTCGTCAAGTTTAATAATTTTACTTTTTTCTTTAGCATCATTAAACTCTTTTGACGATTTTTCATTATCAACTTCATGCTCCCACTGATAGGTTCTGTTGGTCACACATTCTTGAACAATAGAACGCATTGTCTCTTCAAAAAAGTGACAAGGAACTGTAATGTTTACTTTAGGGTCTTTTCCACCCAAAAGAAAAGAAACATTGTGAACAACATCACCAGTTTCTTCGTCTGAATATTCAATATCATTTACTATAATTTTAATCATAATTACTCCATTTCCCACCGATAAAAACAGTGTGTGTCTATGCATGTTGTTTTAGTAAAGGCACTTGCCCAGTAAGGTTGAACATAGTTTGCATGATAGTGAGTGCTACCATCAGTCAAGTCTATACTCAGTCCACCTGAAATAATCCCCATAGAAAGCCTATTTGCCCAGTCATAAGCTACAGGGTCATTTATTGATTCAGGTTTCCCATCACAATAAAAACTAAAAGCACATTTATGTTTTACCATACTGCCATTCCATTTGTATCGCAACCCATCAGTCACAACCTCGCAGACAGTATTAGGAAATCTCCAATCATGTACTCTATTCATTATAACTTGTCCTATGGCAACCTGTGCTACAATACTTTCAGACCTTCCCTCAAAGTAAATAGCATTTGCCATGCAGACAACAGCCGTTGCAGTTTCAAGAATCATTTATAACTCCCTTATTATTTTAATCATATTTAAAAAAACAAAAGAACCGAAGACAAGAACAGAACCAGTTAAAACCAAAAACCAATCATCGGCAGTCATTTTTTTAATGGTGGTTGTTTCAGCTAAATCAATAACATAAAAACCAAGGATTATTGATATTGCCCCTAAAGTCACAAGCGCTATAAAAAGTGCCATAGATATAAAAATATTTACATGTCCATATTTATTCATTTACTTTCTCCC